TTTTTTAGGTCAATAACTCTCCCACTCTTAAATAATCAAAAAAGAAAACTAATATTTACTAAACACCTTTTAACAGTAAATATACTTATTACTCGCAAGCTCTCATAATTATCTATTATGTAAAAATCCGGAAAAAACATATAAAGGCACTTTTAATGTGCGTATTTCACCAGATTTACACAGAAAACTAACCATATATTCAGCACTTCATAAAAAAACATTAAATGCAACTGTAGAAAATGCCATTGAACAACTCATAGCAAAAGAAAATTAAAGCCCAATAATGTAATAAAAAAGCGATTCTCTATTGAGAATCGCTTTTTGGTTATGGTGCCGGGGACCGAGAGCGTTCTCCACCGTGATTTTACCATAAAACTGTTCATAAAGCGAAAAGGCAAGATTTTAGGCCATGCAGAGCTTGTTAGCTAATAATAAAAACCCCTGCCGGTATTTAGCCAGCAGGGGTATAAAAGAGGGGTTGCCTATTTCACAGCAGCAGAGCTGCCAGAATGGCCAATAGAGTTGTTATCTGGTACGTGGTCCTTTGATTGGTTAGTACCTTTATCCTTTGTTCGTACGATTTGCAGGCCTTCTTGTATAAGCTGTCGGCCTTCTGCAATAAGAGCTGAGTTGTTTCCAGCTCTTGTCGAGATATTGTTAATTCGTTCTTCGCTTGCTCCAAGTCCACTTTGGACTTCTCCAAGGCTACTTTGTACGTTTGTAATTGTGTTGCTACTTCGTTCAAGTCGCTGGTTGACATCTGAGAGCTGCTTTCCAGCTGACTGAATATCTGATCCAGCCTGAGCAGAATCTGCTCTAGGCGAGCTTCCTTCTGAGCTTGTGTATCTAACATTTGCTGTCCTCTGCATATAGAGGGCATAAATATAGAGAAACAAAACAACACCAATAATAATGTAGATAATTTTTTTATGCTGTTCAATAAAATCATTCATAACACCACCTCATTTAAAGTTAATCTCCACACCAGGCATAACCGGCTCCGGTTCTACCTTCCCTTACATCTACATGCACAAAATTACTTGCATAATATCTACCAATTCCATCCGCATCAAGAGTACTTGCTAGTGCTGCTAATCTATCTACGGTCCAACCAGGCGGTACAATAACATCAGCTGCGGTACCTTGTACGTGCTGGCTGTTTGATACACCACCTACAGCAGCATTATGCTCAGGGCAGCGATAAGCATTACTTATTTCTACCGGACCACCAACCGCTTCCCTAATATCATCTAGTAAATCTAGTAAATTTTGGTCCATGCCACCTTTCGGATATTGACCGCAACAGTGGCAGGTTAATTCTTCATCTGAAAAATATTTGCTTGCCATAATATATCTACCTTCCTTTGATTAAAAAAATAGAGCGCATCATTTAGATGCGCTTCTTTATTATTAGCAACCTTTACGTTTAGATCTAATCATGTTTGTTCACTTCCTCTCCTTGTACTATGTTGGGTACCCCGTCATGTTCTGGATCATATAAAAATTTTGCACAGCTTAAAACGGCAGCAATACAAGTTGGCGCTGTCAACAGGCCGATAAACTGTCTTAGTTCAGCCAACATTAACCTATAGTGGTTGAGCACTTCCGCTGGAGCCTTTGCAAAAATTACTATAATCCATACTGTGTAATACACGGTTACACCAAAAATGACTTGCAAAACAAATAGCACTAACACGACAGTAGGCCATTTGCCCCACAAGAGAAAAGCCTTTATCCTTTTATGACGATCAAGCCAGGTTCTTATCTTTGCCATAAAATCACCTACCTAAATAGGCCGTTAGAACCGTAGCAAAAATTCCTACTATTGTTGCTGCCATACCGGTACTCCAGAAAACAAATTTCCACATATCATCCAGGCGGTGATGGGCTGACTTTGCTCTTGAATCCGTAACGGCAATATCTTTAATGCAGCCTAGAATCCTCTCTGATAATGTTTTATTGTCGGCAGCTATACCGTCAACCTTTTTAACAAGATCGTCTAACTTCTGCTCTAATTGTTTGAGCCTTCCTTCCAATTCTGGATCCGTCATAACTAGCCTCCTGATATACTGTCCTTAGAAAAGGAGTGATTATATAAAACTAATTAATTTTAGTGAATAAATTAACGTGCATAGCAATCATTGCTCTAGCGTTATACGGCTCCGTACAATGCTTAAGTTTCCATCCTAAGTAAATTCGTACAGTAAACTTACTGCACCATTGCCTTACTATATACAAACACCAAGTACGTTTAAAAATATTGGAGCCGTTATCTATGTAGCTTAACCAAGTTTCATTGATACTGTCTTGACTTTTAACTACTACAATGTTGTCTAAACCGTTATAATCACGACCATTAAAATAGTAGCTAAAACCATAATTGCAATTCCTGTAGAGCCAACATAACCGGCAGAAGTACCTTTGTATCTTTTCCTTAATAGTAAAATTAGGATCTATCAAAGCTACCCACCCTGGTTTCAACTGTCCAGCTGACTTATCCTCAAAATGATAAATATAATGTTTTGCATAATCGTACTTAAAGATATTAGGTATATGGCCTTCCTCTGTGACCATCCAACCTACGTCTAAGGTATTGTCGTAGGTCTGCCAAAACTTTAAGCACTCTGGTAGCCATCCGTACTCGTCAGCAAAAAGACAGACAAGAGGATTCGTAAGGCCGCAAAAAATCATAAAAATAAACTCTAGTATAATTTGTGATATATAAAGCACAAATGTTTACCTTCTTTCTATGTCTACTTCTAAGCAATTCCAATAACAATAAATTTAACTTTATCAGTAGCGTTGTTACTCCATGCAGTAGCAGTAGTTGCTGTTGCAGTTAAGTTATAGGTACAGTCACCATAAGAATGAGAAGATGCCACTCCAAGCAGCGTTGTTAAAGCTAAAGGCAAATCCTTAGATGTAAGTGTTTGTTTGGCGGAAATTTGAATTGTACCCCACTCTAATACAAACCCATCACCTAATTTTTTATATCCATTTTCAGCATAACTTTTAGCAACAATACTTTCTACTAATTGTGTACCGCTACTACCGCATTTAATAGTTCCTGTGGTTGTATCAATACTCACAAAACCACGATTAGAGGCATTATTATTAAATATTCTTATTAGGTTTTGATTTTGGTCTATTATACCCGATTCATAAGTACCATCTTTGCCAGGTTGGAAATAAATCTGGCCACCTTCATTATCATCTGTCAGTTTTTCTTTTGATACTGTAATGCCACCATAAATAGTAGTGCCACTAACATACCGACCATATAAATCACTTATTACGTTTTGTGCAGTAACAATACCTGTAAAAGTAGGACTTGTTATTGGTGCATAAGTTTCTGTTATTTCATTTCCATTTTTATCTCCTGTTGCCTTGGTAGCAGTATCGGCATTGCCTTTTAAATCTCCTATGAAAGTAGTAGCAGTAACAGTATCAAAAAAACCATTTAACCAATGCTTTAAAGTAGTACCAATACTACCCTCACCGGTAGCTCTAGGTACGATATTTTTTGTTGCCATATATAATCACTCTCCTTATCCGTTAATAGGCTCAATATCGCCATTATCATCAATATCCCAGGATGCGCTTGCTTGTGGAGAAACAACCGGCATTAGATCTCCGTTGGTATCTAAGCCAAAAGTTTGATAAGTTGCAGTAGCAGTAAGTACCCAATACCCAGTTGTTGATGTAGGATCGTTACCGGTAGTTTGAGCAATACACCTATAACAATCACCATTAGGAACCATAACAACATCAGGCGGATTATATGTAGCAGTAGCACTATATACCGTTACATTAGCCATATATCCGGCAACAGCCTGCTCACTTGCAGCAGCATTATCTGCTTCCTGTTCTGCCTTAGTAGCTTGTGCAGCAGCTAAAGTAACTTGATTAGCAGAGTTTTCTGCACTAACGGCAGCTTCATTAGCTTTTTGTGTAGCAGTAGCAGCAGCAGCAACAGCAGTATTTTTTGCTTCATCTGCACTAACACCAATAGCTTTTATTTCAGTTAAAATGCCATTGCATTGAATAAGAACTGTTCCAGGAGAAGTAGCTAATTTGAATCCTGTTCCAGTATCGTTAATCTCAATAGCCATGCCTGCTTCTATTGGAATAATGGAATTAAAGTTATCTGTTGATACAGAAACAGCCAGTGTTCTATCAAGTATTTCTGCAAGCTGTTGAATCATAAAAACTAAGCTGTCAAAATTGGTTTCAATATCTTCTGCAAAAAAAGCACCCTGGTTAACTAAGTTAAGTAACTGAGTTAAGGGTACTTTTCTTATGATTGTTAACTTTTCACCGCTGGCAAGAACTGAACCGCTCTTAGGATAAGTAATGTTCTTGTTAGTAATATCCAAAGTAAAATTAGTAGTTAATGCTGTGGTTCTATCAGTGCCGGTAACATACACTAAAATATCTTCCGGAAATTTAGAATCAAATGCAAAGGTAAAGGGAAAAACTGTAGTGCTTCCGTTCCCTTTATAAATATTCTTTACTACCGTGTTTTGAACTGTCATATTATCACCACCTCATAATCCACAAAACAAAAGCGCCTACCAAAAGGTAAGCGCTTTGTGTTTGTATTCAATTTTTACATTACAATTATAGCACTAAAAAAAGCTTTAAAAGTGTTACATTTTAGATTTTCTTTTTGGTACCGGAGGATTTTGTTTTAGGTTTAATTTTCTTGCCATTCTTATCTCTTGTTTTTCTAAGCTTCCGGTCAAGAGCTGCTGCGCCTAAAAGCTCTAACAAATCATTCTCAAAATTATTATCTTTATATTGCCAGAAAGTAGTAATGGCATCAGATAACATATCCGGACTTCCTGTTATGCTGTTCATAAATTTAGCGCTGGCCCGTGCAAAGTCTACTACATTAACTTTCTTTTTATCTGGATTGATTGAATCTAAAAAAGTATCTGCAACATCAACAGCCTTGAATACTGAATCATAAGCACTTGTTAACTTTAATTGTTTACTTGCACCATATTTATAACCAATGTTATACCATTTTGGTCCTGTAGACCTGATGTCCATTAGCAGCCTTGAAACATCTCTTAATACCGGTAAAGTACTTGTTGTATTCTCAGCTATTGTCTTAGCATAATGCTTAGCCCACCATTCAGGATCTTTGTCGTCTCCGCTAGTGTCCATAAGGCCACGCAAAGTACCCTCAATTAAGCTAGACCCTAGCATGACAAAGAGCATACCATGAGCCATTGGGATTATTTTCTTAAGCGTATTAGCGGTTTTCATATCCTTAGAAGCATAGAACTTATTAGCTAGCATATTATACTGTGCGTTAAAAAACGTGTAGAACATTGTTAGCTGTTTATGCAGCTCTCTGCCTTTTTGGAATTGAGATAAATCCTTTACCTCACCGGAACCAATTACCCTAATTACTGCTCTATCTCCGGCAGCTATAGCCTCGTCTTGAATTCTGGCATTATCCCAGCCTAGCCTTGCTCCTTCATTGACAGTCTTTTGATATTCACTGTACCACAAAGGATAAGCAAACAAGTTATCTGTCAGACCAATAAGCTTAAAGGAATTCTTTTGAAAATCATCCCAAAATTTAACTTCTTTATATTTACTCTTTCCTTCAAAAATCTCCCTGGTAGTAACATCCATCTGTTCAGACCTTGCAGCCATAAACGGAGATGCTGCATTGACAAACTTCCAAGTCTTAATTGGAGAAGCATAGAAATTTGATAACGCATTGGCAAAGTTAACAGTACCAACATAGCCAGCCATAATAGGAGCATTGGCAATATTCAATATAGCCGTACTTGTTCTATAGCCTAGTACGGCCATAGTATTTTTGGTCCTTAAGAACTTGGCAGCACGTTCTAGCCAGTCGCCTTTTGACTTTTCCTCAGCCCAAATATCTTTGGCCCAGCGCTGTATAATCCTATATTCTTCCATGCTGGTAGCGCCAATATAGGCTTCCTGAAAAGCAGGATGGTTAATAACTCTGTTAATATCCCGTACAGTTTCACGGAAGCATATATTGTGTATAACTTCCTCACCGTGCTTAGAAATAACGTCAAAGCTTAAATTTAACGGCCTGCCCATAACTTTATCCAAACGTTTCTTAGTAAAGCCACGACCAATTCCTAAGCGTGCGTTGCCAGGCATTTGAATTTTAGCAAGATCCGCATCTGCGTTATCCTGTGTTCTCATGCTTTTTTCAGCATCATAAGCTACGGGATAATAACCGCCAGGTAATTTATAAACATTACCGTCTTTACCATAGACAGTAAACGGAGTAGCTTTTTCCTTGCCCATTGGAATACCCGTAGTATTTTCTTCTACTTTGCTGCTCTCTGCCCAGTACTCATCAAATGTAGACCAAACACCTTTAACTACTTCCCAGTCCTTAGCCGTTAGGTTACTCATAAGCTCTTGCACGGCCGCCAGTTTGTTTTGAACAACAGTCCTGCGGTCCATAGAGAATTCATCCTCAGATAATACATATCCGTCTACAACACGCTGTACGTTCTTCTCTGTACCCATGTTTAAAGCCAAACACAATACCTGCTCCTTAGTCAACATGGATGTACCAAATTTATAAAGCTTCAGACTTTGCATATCGCTAATTTCAGAATCCTTGTAAACGCTAAACAGTTTTCTTATCTTGTCGGTAAAATCTCCCAACATAGTAAGTTTTTTGTTTTGAGCCTTGTTTACAGGATCATAGATACACCTAATAGCCAGACCTGTTACATTTTCTCCTGTGCTGCCTTTATAACCATCTATTCTCTGGAGCAATGTTTGTGGAGCCAACAAGTTTTTGAAATAGGAGCCTACCCATTTTTTTATACCTGTAATATTATCTTCATGCTTAGTAATACCGGTAATATCCTTATCATCTTTTTTATTGGAAAAGGTATCGTCTATCTCATTAATTAAACCTGCTACCAATCCGGAAACGGTTAATTTCTCACCATTCAAGCCCTTTACGGCAAGCAAGCTGTCAACATCTCTACCAGCCTTGTAAATAGCGTTCATAATGCCATTGGCTTCTTGTAATTCTGATAAAGTCCTGTTGCCTATAATATCTTGCTTATTAATGATTGATAATCTATCTAACCAGGCAGGCACTTTTATTTCACTGCCTACACCATCAATGTCATTAATGCCAGGAATGATACCATTTTTACGCATTAAGTCGGCAAGATTCATAGCCCCGTCAGCCGGAGCCTGAACATCACTAGACCTCATACCCAGCAAATAAGCTAAATGCTGGTACCAATATCTCTCCTGAGCAGGCATCCGGTTATTGCCTTTATCCAAAGTAGCAATACGCTTTTCAACCTTCTTAGCCATTTTGTCGTAGGATTCTTTAATCTTCCCAGCCTCAGTAACCATAGCCGTAAATGTTAGCTGTTCTTTCTTAGCATTTTTAGCTTCTTGCCACTTGCCTAAAGACAATGCCTTTAGAGCTTCTCTTTCCTTCTGTTGCTCCTTTTTAATCCATAAGCCTATATTTGTAGCCTGAGATAACGGAAGCTTGCTTAAAGCTATTGCTGCCGCTTCTCTATAGGTTTTAACTGTACCTATTGCCATATCCCTGAGTACTTTAATATTACCCTGGGTTTCTTTTAATTCTTCCTTAGTACCGGTTTCACCCAGGCCACGTACAGTTTCAGCTACTTTTTGTTCCAAAGCCTTATATTCAAGTGCTTCCACCATAGCCCTGTATTCAGAAGATTGCAAAGCGGCCTGAGCCTTTTTAGCTATCAAGTCATTGGTTACAGGATCCTTGGCAAGTTCTTCCTTAAGATTGTTAACTTCCTTTTCTACAGCATTGTCAAAGCTTCCACCCTTGGCATCAAGTTCTGCTTTATAGGTTTCCGGTGTATATCCCATAGCCTGTAGAACAGCCTCGTTGCCGTTAGCTAATTCAAGGGCTGCCTCCGCTTTAAATATTCTATCTTGGCTTAGCTGTTTCTCTATCTCACCACGGTAATTATCTATTACCTCTTGCTGTCCTGCCTTTTCAGCTGCTTCTAAGTCAGATGTAATTTGTTTCATTACCTCTGCTTCTGCATCTGTCCGGATTCTCTCTTGCCACTTCTGCCATAAAGCACTTGTACCCTTATCCATCATTTTAAGGCCGTGAGCCTTTTCAAAGCCTCTCAGCTCTTTTTCTTTCATGGCTAGATCTACTTCATCCTGGGTAGCAATCATTCTTCCCATAACGGCAGCAATCTCTTTATTAGGCTTTCCGCCTAATTGCACAAAGTCCTTATATATACCGGATAACCACTTCTTGAATTTTTGGAAAGGAGTTTTTAAAGCTACGGCAGGAGCTTCACCTGTCTTAAGGAAAGCTTCTACACCACGGGCCCACTGTTCCTGTTGCTCTACAGTAAAGGAAGTTTGTCCATCTTTCCAGTTTAGCCACTGTTTAACAGTGTTCCAATCCTTAGACCATTGTTCGCTGGCCTTGCCTGTTTCAGCTAATTGCTTTAAATTGGCAAGGTAAAAATGGCCCATCTCGTGCATGAAGGTACTTTCGTTAGCTGTCTCGAACAAGGATATAATGCTCTTGTTTTGACTAATAGATATTTGACCTTGCAGCTTAGCCTGTTCCTGATTATACCGGTTAATAATATTAATAGCGTTATCGTCAAAGACTACAAAACAACGGCCATCTGTTTTACCATCATAGGTAATACCTTTAATTCCAGATTTATTAAGCATTTCAGAAGCTTGCTTATCTCCATAAAGATATTCAGATATTTTTCTATATAAATCATAACCATCCATTTCATCAAAGCTTTGTGTTGATGGTCCTAAAAGATTTAAAGCCTCTATTTCCGTTTTAAAGACTTCGCTTGTTAACAATTCCCCATTACGTTTTTTTATTTCATATCCATCTTTTACTTTAACAATAGATAATCCTCTCTGCTCAAAAAAGATATTTTTAAGAGCTTGTACTATTCCTTGTTTAACATTTTCTGATTGGCTTTTAAAAGATTTTTGTTCATCAAGTAAAACATTATTTTCTGGAACATCTACTTTAAACAAGCTACCAGGTAAATTAATATCTTCAAAATTATCAGCGATATTCTTTTTAAACCATTTAATTGCATCTTTATCTAATCCTTCTTCTTTTGCATCTTTTATTGTTACTCTAGGATCCTCGCCTAAAGAAACTTGTTCTAACAAATAATAAGTATCTCTAGCTGAATTATATTCAGCAGAATAAGGATTAAGACTATCCATTTTATCGCCATAATATTTATACCATTCATCAACAGTTTTTCCTGCATATATTCTTTTGTTATTTTTTAAAACAATATCTTGCCTTGCATTAAAGCTTAATGTTTCTCTATATCTTGCTGCAATCTTTTTTAGCTTAGAAAAATATAAGCCCCAACCATGAACCTGAGCACCCTCACCAGTACCAATATTTTTTGTACTTAAATTTCCTTGTATATCGTGCGGTGAACCGTGAAAAGCAGATTGGTTATAGTTTTCGCTATTGAAAATTTCTCCATCTTTTGTTATAATTTTTGTAGAAAGAGAAGCTTGTTGAGGATACTGGCCGGTACTTGAATTACCGAAACCGAGGGCCTCAAGGGTTTCTCTTTGTTCTTTATATTCTTCTTTGTTAAAGATATTATGATTGTAATATTTTAAATTACCTTGTTCATCTCTTAAAATTGTTGTTACAACATAATTAATTTTACCATTGCCTAGATCTACAGCTGAATGTAAATAAAAATAATGTTTACCAATATTTTTATCTTTATATATTGGAGATGTAGAAATAACCTTAGATTTTTGAATTATGTCTATCAAGTGCTTTACAGCAAGAAGCTTTTCAACCTTAGCACTTGTTGAATCCATTTTTCTTTTGCCTTTTCCGGTAAAAGAAATATTATCATCAGGCAAGCCGCCTTCTATAAGAACATCTCCTAATATATTATTATGTATAGTTTTTCCCTGTAAATTATCAGAATAATATTTTTTAGCTTGCTTTCTTAAATCAATAATATCTTTATAGGTAAATTCATTGCCTGTGATTGGTACTGTATTTCTTTCAGCAAGCATTTGAATTAGCTCTTGTGCACGTTGAGCAGCTTCTTCTGACATTTGTTCAGTAGGAGCAATAGCATCCGGAATAACCTGTAACCGACCGAGAATATCCTCAGCGGTTACTTTTTTATTGCCCTGGCGCTGTTCTTCCTCTGCAATTCTTTCCATCATACGTGCACCAAGAATAGCATTAAAACGGGCAGACTTATCCAAAGCCGAATTATTAGGATTGCTGGAAATTGTACTATAAAGACTTCTATACACTTTATAGCCGGCACTAGAAAGGCCTTTAGTAGCTGTAGTTTCAATAGAATCCCAGCCAGCTATTTTATTCTGCATACCTTTTAAGGTATCAATATCCTTTTGCAAGGAATCAAGCTGAACCTTTGCATCTGCAAAACCTTTTTCTATTGCCTCACCAGCTTCCGGACTTGTCAAAGCTTTCTCATAACCCAAGCCTTGAATACCATAAGTATTTGTACCTGTAGTAACATCATAAGCAAGCTCCTTAATATCTTGCTGTGTAGGTTGCCTGCCATGCTCTTTATACCATTGGCCATACCAAGGTTCATTGGCACTCATACGTACACCACGGCCGGAGCCTTCCAATTCTGCATCCACGTTTTCATTAGCTACGATAGATACACCTTTACCCCAGCCTTCATTAATTCTCTTTATAGCAGGAGCCAAGATTGCATCATAAGCAGCCTGTTTAGCAGCAAGTGCAGCTGCATACCCTTTAACCGGAGCATTAGGATATTGAGCAAGAATATCTGTAGCCAAGCGCTTTTCATCATCAGTAGAGAATGTGTTATTCACAATGTTACTAATTACTTCTTTTTGTTCTTCCTGGTCCTTTGTGGCAACATCTAAACTAATAGCCTTAATTCTCTCTATTTCAGCTTTTACACGTGCCGGACAGTCAATAGAAGCAGAATTACTTGTTAGCTCTAAAACCTTGTCAGAAATAGAACTAGGCAGCGCTATCTGTGCATATACTTCTGTCGGTACCTCTATCTTACCGTTAGTATCTTTAATGGATTGAATCTTCTCATCCGTTAAGCCAGCCTTTTTACCCAGGTTGTTAATTAAATCTTCTCCGCCTTTTTCTTGCATAAGTAATTCAGTATCAAGAAATACTGTAGGCATACCGGCATCCACAGCAGCTTCCTTTACAACATTGGTATAAACTTCCGGATTAGACTTAAAAAGCTCATTAGTAGCTTGATTATCCTTAAGCTCTTTTAAGGTTTGTATAGCAAACATATTGCTTATTTGATCATCCGTGAATGTTTCTCTTAAATTAGCTACCCTTGCCATGTTGCGAACAGCGCTAATAGAAGAAGATGCTAAGCCTGTTGCTGTCATGCCTAATACGGCAGGAATACCCTCTACAAAACTTTCTACAGCGCCTTTTGCAAAATCTTCCGTGGTAAAGGATTGCTCTTTAGTAGTAGGATGCTGAGCTAAAATAACATTGTGTGTAGCTCTATCTACAAAATCTTGCTGAGCATTTTCTAAGTTTTCCTGCCATTGTACCTTGCCAAATTGCACTAGAGCATCCTTGCTAAAGACATTCCTTAAGCCTGCAAATATAGCTTCCTTATTGCCTTTGTTCTTAGCCACAATAGCTTCTACAGCTGCCTTACCACCACCGCCAATTAAAGACATGACATCACTAAAGTTATAGAATTCAATACCGGTTTCCAGACCAGTTTCCACGGCAGCATAAGTCAAAGCAGCATCTCTGGATAATAACGGCTTGCCGTTGCTATCCTGCATGGTTTCATATTCATAAAACTTCTCACCGAATTGACGTTGAAACATAGAAGCCATCATAACAGCCTGGGCTAAACTTTGCGTTTTAGCAAAAGCTTCCTTGCCTGCCGCCTTAGCAGCAGCTACGTTATGGGTACCATAATAAGTAACACCGGCAGCAGTTACACCAACAGCAGTAGGAATAGCCTCACCTTTTATCATATCCTCATAGTTAGCGCCTTGTTCTAGTGTTCTACCAACAACAGTAGCAAAAGCATGATTGCCTATTGTGGGCATCTTTTCATTAATAGCTTTACTTTCACTATCCAAGAATTTTAATCTATCTAATTGTGTAGCGTTCAAAGGACTTCCGGTTGTAGCATGGTCCCATAATATTTTAGACTTTTCATTGCCTATCCACCAAGAATAGATACCCATCTTAGCAGCATTGAAAGGATCTGTTACCTGCTTTACGTTCTCTGCATTTTCAAGCATGACCGCCCCCTGCACGGGATCTAAACTCTTAAAAGCAGGATAAGCAGACAATAACCACTCCTTTAAAGCTCCCGAATCTTTATTACTGCCCATAAGCTTTTCTCTGTTCTCAATATCATGCATAATCATTCTGGCTTGCCGTAAATTATAGTCAGAAGAAATAATATCAGCAGGAGATAATACAACAACTCCAAAACTATCATTAATTTTAGCAGCCATTTTGCAAGCATCATTTAAGTTATCCTGGTGGTTATAGGTTAAAAGTTTCCAGGCATCACTGTCTTGAATATATTTTCTAAACAAATCCCCATTCTCAGTCATATTGATACCATAAGGGTCAGCAGAAGAGCCGGTATTATCCACTACATTATTGGCATCTACTTCTCCCAGGTTAGCTATTCTTCTAGCGTTTTCTTCCTGGGAAGGTGCCTGATAATTAACATCTTTAGCAAAAGTAAATTTAAGAGCATTTTTAGCTAAATGAATACCAGCATCTGTAAAATCAGAAATATTAAATGGAGTAGGATTGCTTACATCAATACCGTATTGGTCTGCCGTAGAACCGGTATTATCTACCTGTGGTCTACCGCTTTTAACCCACTCATCCATGACACGTTGTTTATTTGCCGCTGCAAGTTCTTCACCATTATTAGGTAAAGAAATATAGTCATTTGTTGCTATAGCATAATTGCCTTCCGGATCTCCTGTATTAGACCAAGGATTAGTATTTGCATTAATATTTTTTAAATTATTCTCACCAAGTAAAGAACCGCCTTTAGCAGCAATATCAGCTAATTCTTGTTCTTTAGCTGCGTTCTCAGCATTAAAATCCCTATAGGGAGTAATTTGAATCTTAGCATTTTTATCAAAGCGTTCCGGCAAATTGCTTATACTATTACTATTTCTTGCTTGCCGGCCCATATCTTGAATTATTGCTATCTGTTCTGCTGTTAATTTAGCCATTGACTATTCACCCTCTCCGCCAACATTCTCATCAATCCATTCTCCATTCCTAATAACATTGTCAGTACGGCCTTCATAAGAAGCCTCTCCAGTATCAGGATCATACGCATAAATACCGGTAGCATTAAATAATTTGTATCTAGGTACAGATTTTTGCACCTGCTTTTTAGTACCAAACCAGCCATCCTGAGTAACATTGTAATTAACATTTTCTACAGCAGTAGAAAGGATAAAGTTAGCTACATCTGTTTCTGATAATGTATGTTTGGCTGCACGCTCACCGGCCATATAATTAGTTACAAGTCCTAAACATTGATTATAAGTCGTTTCTTTAATTCCTTTACTTAAGCACATATTTTTAACTTTATCCATATCAACATCACCATAGACAAAGTTTTCGTTAGCAGCTAATATCTTTTTAGTAAAAGGATCGTTAGGGCCAAAGCCCAAGCGAGCACAATAATCTTTTACTGTAGTTCTATTCATTCCACCATCAGCTAATATAGGTAACATCGCTTCCTTAATTGCAGCTGTACCAATTGCTGAACCACTATTACTGGAAAGAGCTCTCTTAGCCATAGCATTAGCCTTATATACAAGACTTGTTTGTGCATCATTATTAACATTGCCAGTACCATCTATTGATTGTTGTTTAGCAATAGATAACAGGCTTGCTGCATCCATAGTTCCACTATTAATAGCCTTTTCAAGCGCCAAGGTGCCTTGTTCCACAAGCCTATTGGTAATATTCTTTTTAATGCTTTCTTGTTGTCGCCAATAAGTATAAGCTACAGATTTTTGCTTTTCTTGATCAGCAGGAGAAACAGGAGCTTGTGTTTCAGTAGCTTCACTACCAGAACCAGGCTCATAACCACTAACGTGTAAATGATCTCCAGTAGCTACAGTACCATTAGCGTTAACCTGTCCTTTTCTTTCAAAAGAAGTAGTTTTAAAACCTATTTCATGCAGCCTTTGTTTAAGCTGTGCTATCTGGTCATCATCAAGTGCTCCATCCCAGCCAATATCCATAGCATCCCCAGTATTATGATCAGAACTATATCCTTTGTGAAAATCATCATTGGCAGCAGTAATTTCTGCTCCAGGGATATTTAAAGATTGAAACACACCACCCAGCTTTTTTAAAGAAGGTTGTAGCTTTTCAGATATTTCACCGGCTGTACCACTAATAGCAATATCCGCTTCTCCATAATTACCACTACCGCCAATTTTAGTAATTGGGTTAAAATTAGTATTTTCTACAGCCTTTAGGAATCCTTCCAAATCACCATTTTTAGAATATTTATCATACAAACTAGAAAGACTAGACTGTTCTTTGTTAATTTTAATCTGCTCATTAATCATTTTTTCCAATGGTTGTTTCTTATCCTGGGTAAGATAATTACCGTATGTTTTAAGCATTAAGTCAGCATTAGTATAATCATTGGCCTGAATAGCTCCTGTAATTAATCCAGAAGCTAGAGTATTCTTAATCTTATTCTGCTCAGCTGTAATTCTTTCTTGGCCATAGTTATAATATCGTGATCTTACCAAAACATCTGCACGGTTAAACTGGCTATCTATTGACTTAGTATCATAATTACTGGAAGCCATATTATTTTGTGTCTGAATAAGACTATTGCCCAGAGTAGTATCTAAATATTTCTCTGTTTCATTAGCCTGATATTTTTCCATGTAGGTACGCTGTTCAGTCCAATCCTTCTCAGCCATAGTCTGAAAAGCTTGTGCTGTTTTACCATACCTGGTTACATCACCATACTTTTCATCTACCTTAGATAGAACATCCTGCCTACCATCTGCATATCTTTGAGTAATATCCAGAGCATTACCTTCCTTATCTTGCATCAGCTTAGTACGTAGCTTAGCCATCTCGTCATTGTAAAACACGTTGGCCTGCATAACCTTAGCCGCATCTACCTGGTCCTTATAAGACAAAATACCTTTAGCCATAATAGCTCCGGTATTACCTGTTTCTTTAGCCAAGGCTAGAGCTCCAGGATTATTATAAGAAGTATTGCTAACATCATTGGTCGGAGCTCCCACCTGACTATTGCCTTGATATACACCAATATTCATTTTCTTTACCTCACATTCTACCAAGTAATATTATTTTTATTAATCTTTGTATAATTGGTGCTATAACTTTTAGCATCATAGATATAATTAGGAGTACCAAAAGACAGGCTTGTATTACCCACCCCACTACTTTTTTGAGCTCCAGCACTCTTAGAGCTGTAAAGACTGCCTGCAAGAGAAAAGACAGAACCTAGCATGGAATTCATCATAGCCCTTTTACCTGCCTGCCTATAAGCATTGGCATTATCTTTGTATATATCACGTTGGTTAACATAATCAGTTGACTTCTGGAACATATTATCTACGTTCTGCCTGTCATTATAGCTGCCTATAGCTAAGTCCTTATCCATGTTAAACTTGCTATCCGTAAGAGCGGAAAGAGCGCTGCCGCTTAAGGTAATACCGCTGGCTCCCACCTTAGCAAGCTGTTGATTCTGATAACCAATAAGCTTTCTACGTTTGTTTTCCTCATTAATTGCATTATTCTGAGCTTGCAATTCTGCATTTGCCTGAACCTTATCAGCATTTTTATTGGCTATTGTGGCATTTGTTTCTGCCTGAGCTGCCTGTTGGTTATAAGCATCCTGTTGAGATCTACCGTATAAATAGCCACTAGCCAGAGTAGCGACTATTGTTGCTGCTACACCCATAATTCACACATCCTTTCTAAATTCAAAATAATGATATTTAATACCCCATAATCCCATTGGCTTAGCCGGATAAACTTTAGCGCCTAACCATTTCAGCCATTTAATAGTTATGTCGTTGCCTTCATCCACAAAGTTATATAAGAGCTCCCAGTCCTTCAAAAATGCCTTTATAGCCTCTTTTGACTTGCGCCCTACAAACACTCTATGCTTTAATGTTTCATTCGTTGTAAGCAGCCAGGCTATTCCAACAGGCCTAAATATATCTGTCTGTCTAATTCCAAACACGGCCACCGGAATATCATTTATTCTGCATACCCTAACAAACTTAGAATGATTGATGCTGCTCAATAATTCTTCTGTCATATCATTGCAGCCAAAGCCAAAAACTTCTTTCTTGTCAGCTTCTTTAATATGCCTGGATAGATAAATCAAATCACTCATGGCAGGCATGACGTATTCTATTTTATTAGCCACCTGGTACCACCTCTGGAACAATGCTTAAAATATTAATAGGCAAAGGATCCTTTTGCTTAATAACTAATTCTAGTGTCTGTTCGTTATTAGACTGAGGAAGCGTTATTGTTTTCTTGCCTGTAAAGAGCCCTATTGGTGTTCCGTACGGTTCATTGCTGCGCCACTTAATCTCATCTAAGCTGCCCTCATTCACACCGTATAAACCGCCCCTGGAATCCTTAAACATAATCATCATGTTTTGAATTCTCTTTTTACGTGAAGCATAAGAACCATCATTACCGCTAATTTCAATGGGCATAGTCTTTAATTCTGTTTCATAAGGCAAACCAACTGTTACTGTAGAAAATGTATTATCAAGAGTAATTGCTCCGCCAGATACCACTTGCTCAGGCATTACATTACCATCTGCCAGAATTGAAACGGTTTTACCTTCCAAATGATTGAGGCCGGTTACAGTTTTTACTGTTCCAGTTACGGTAATACCACTATCCACAAAATACTGATCAGATACAGAAGTCGGTTGAATCTGAGCTTCCATTTTTTCTAGACAGTAGGTACCGTTACGCAATACCACACACCAGAGCTCATCTTCCGTACTACCGGCAATGCTGCACACGTCAATAAACTTGCCGTCAGTAGTATGCTCATGCCATGCGTAAACATCCTGCTCCTTAATATAAGTCATGCCCAGGAGCACACCATCATCCCTAACACACCAAACAATACTATTAGGTACCTGCTGATAAGTTATGCTAACAATGGTATGGCCCTCGAATAAGTGAGAAGCAAGCAAGGAAACATCCTCACCGGTATACTTATCTACGTCATATTGATAACCTAAATCTCTGACAATACAGCCTTGCTGCTGTACATAAACAATTCTATTGCCTACTACCACGGGAGTTAGCTCATTAATGCCCCTATATTCCTGCGGTTTACTCTGTTGGTTCGATCCGGTAAAAGCATTGGAACCACCACCGACCTTATACTCACCGCCAGAAGTCATCATTAACATCTCTCCAAAAGTAATAATTGCTTTAATACCGTTCATCTGACCATTAGACAAGGTACCTATTACTGCATCATCATCTGCACTTGGTATACTCTGGCCAAAGTTATAATAATCTCCAGTCTTAGAAGTCCAATATGTTTGTGGTTCAGAAGCACTACCGGCAAATACTAAACGGTCCTCAAAGAATCCGGCACAAGAAGGATAACCCTTGCTTGGGCTCCAGGCATATAAGCTAAAATCGCTTGTATAAGTCGTATATCCTAAATCCCTAACAACTGTTGCATAAGCAATAGTAGCGCTTGCCACACCGGTAATCCTGGCTATACCGTAGTAGTCCTGAGAGAAAGATTGCAAGGTAACATAACCACGTTGCTTTTCGTTTTCTCCGGTCCAAATATCTGTATTAAATTCAGAGCTTGTTACTCTGTAGGTAACAAGATTTTCACTTTCGTTTGTTTCTGTAAAATTATAATTTTGGGATCTATTACCTGATTGTGTACGGATATTTACCCAGCTATCAGTTATACTGTCATATTTAGATAAGGTAAAACTTCCATCCCAAAAGCCAAAGCTCTCTACATAAACTGTACCGCCTGGCGGACACACTACAGAGAAAGCTGTTAAAGGATTGCCCTTTGCATAAGAACTAGGAATAGTATGCCCTAGCCTAATTAAGCTGCCTACCATAGCAGCAGTAAAATAAGCTCCGTTAGCCGTTAAAGTAACATTACCTGTTGTACCGGAAGGAGCTATTTTAATGCCAGTAGTGTTTGAATCGTCAAAAGGACCATTGGAAAGGTCCATTGTAGCTAATCCCCAGCTTGCAGCTCCATAACGTGTCAAAGTCATAGGAGCATGGTTAGGATGCGTTAAGAATACTGTATCTGCTGATTGGGTATATTTAATATATGGCAGCTCCGCTTCCGTAAAGGAATTGCCAATAGCATAAATATTGCCGCTTCCATCTAATACCATGCCGGCAGGAGTAGCAAACCTAAAAGCACCGGCTGTAATTTCTATAATGTAATTTTGGTTAGAACTGTATTTAAAAGGAATAAGCCTAGCTTTTCTGTTACCATAAGTAGTAGTAACATATCTTAAGCCAGGCCTACGGCTAACACCGCCATAGCGCAATACTAAGGCATTAACAATCTTAGCAGCGCCTACGTCATATTTAGCTAGATCTGTTCTTCCGTACAATGCCGGAGTTAATTCACCACCGGCAAAGGAAGGTTTAAGCTGAAACAAAGTCATTATTTCTCACCTCACTCTACAAATCTGGAAAGAGCTATAGTATCTAGCTTAGGATTGAGAACGTTATCTTCATTATCGTTGTTAGCTTCTGCATCCAGCGTGAGAGTAACAGCTAATTGGTTTAGACATTCCTTGGCTAATTCAAAATTACCGGTTAACTTAAAGGCCATATCTCCTGCAATCTTCCAGGATAAAGCCTCAGTGAATTGATCATCATACAAATTGCAGTCTGTAATATCTGCTATATATTCTATATAGGCATTTTCTACATCCGTATAAATTCTCTTACCGGAAGCATTAGACACAATTTTATATTTATTAAACCGAGGAAGCTTGCTAAAATGTTCGTCATACATTCCTAAGAGACATACGGCATCAGAGGGATAAGCATAAGAATATTTATAGTCATTAGGAGTTTCAGTATTAAGAGCTAACTGTACCTGCTTAACGGCAAAATTCCACGGATATTTTCTTAGTAATATTTTCCTGTCTATATCATAGAATCGCTTACATTGCCTTGCGCTTTCACTTGCTTCTTCCAAAGTTTCTATAGCACTCTGGCCAATACGGGCCAAGGCCATGTTGCAAATCTCTATTTTATCCATAATAAAATCTCCTTATAAAGAAAAAAAGGGAGCGGCTTTAACCGCTCCCTTTAATTATTTCTTGCCTTTCTTTGTTGCGGTCTGGGTAGTTTCTTTTGTGGTTTCTACCTTGCCAACATCTAAGCATTTAAAGTGTTCTGGCATTTTTACTTTTTCGTCTACTTCAACCAATTCCCCTTTAGCGAAGTAACGTTGCTGTGTGTAGCAATTTCTTATACACAAATAATGTTTAATCATCAGGCAGGAACCTGAGTACCATTAGTCATGTAGGCGAATAGCTTACCACCTGCAATACCAGCAGCACCAGTATATACTAGGCGAACATATCTATTGCCAGGTTTAATTGGGGAATAGAATTGAGCCAGAGTACAAGCACGTGTTTGATCCAGGGAATCTGGAACATAGAAAGCAGCTTCATCTACAGCAGTAGTAAAAGCTTCATCTGCGGAAGATTGTACTTTTACAGAAGTAACCTTGCCAGTAGTATTAGGAGTAGCCAGCTTAACATCAATCAGCAAAGGATGAATAGTAGCTCCATTCTTGCCAAGGTCAATAACACCGCTGTTTAAGCTTGCAGCTACAGCTACATTTTCGGAAAAAATTAATTGAGCATCAATAATAGCCATTTTAGTTTACCTTCCTTTTCTTATTATTAGACTAATTGACTTTCAGTAGAAAGAATTGCCTCAGTCTTGAGGATAGGAGTTCCCCAGAAGTGAGTAACCTTTTTACCTGCGAATTGGTCCATAGTCAACATAACGTTAGCCTTCTTAGTAGCAAGAATATCTAAGTAGGTGCTAACAGCACGGTTGCCAAAAATACCTAAGGTGCAGTTATCAGGATTTTCAATCTGGTTATAAGCTCTAATCAGATTGCCAATAAAGGTATCTGCATCATCAGCAGTCAGCTTAGTAGTATCAATATTGGCAATACGCACAACATATCTAGGATCACGTACGCATAAGCCAAGCTCCCAGTCATACTGAGAACGGTAGCCATAGAAGGTACCGCCATTAGCATCAGTCATAGGAACCTTGCCTTTATCTTCATAAGTGAAGCCGGCCTTAGTGCCTTCTGGGAAAATACCATATACAGAATGTTGGCCAAAGCCAATCATCCACAAGGAAGTTAAAGCATTGCCGGTACCGCCAGCATCAATAATCTGATCAGCCCAGAGAGCATCTTGATTCTTTTTGCTGTAGAAATAAGCATTTAAACCGGTAAAGCCAGCAGGGTTAACTTTTTCATCACCATAGAAGATAGTAGTAGCCATCTTTTGGTTCATTGCTTCCTGGAAGGCAGCATTTTCAGACAAGCGCCAGTTATTGTCATAGCCGTTAGCTCTCAGTAACTTTTCATCAATGTCTGCAAAAGCTTCCAGTTGGCCAGTAGTGAAGCTCTCTTGCTTGCTGGCACTCTTTGTAGGAGTAACACCACGGTTAATCATTCTCCATGCAACTTCCGGTAAAGCGGCACGCAAAGTAGCCATTTCACGGGTTTTATCGTTGCAAGGTTTAAAGGGCATTACATCCAAAATCTTGTTAGTCTTAGATTGCAGCTCAATAATAGTCTGCATATCTTTATTACCATTTTCACCGAAACGTGCTGCATAATCATGCAGTGTTGCTAATTGAAAATCACTCATTTTTGTTTACCTCATTTCTTTTTGTTTTTATATTTAGTACTTGCTATTGGGGAACAAACTATCAGCGGCACTCTTAGTATTCTGGAGTGCTGTCTTTCCATCCGGCGGATTATCTTCACTGAGCAATTTACCAATGTTCTGTAGCATTGTTTGAATTGCCGGATGATAAGCTAAGCCGGATTCAACCAGAGCTTTTAAGGCAGCTCCACCACCGAAGGTATCAATAGCCGTCTTTGCATAACGCAAGTTCTCATCTTTTGTGAGGCCTTTGCTATCACACTCAGAAGCCCATTGATCTCTTTGCTTCTCAGCACTTTTTAAAGCATCCATCATAATGTTGCTGTGAAGCGCTACTAAAGCATTGGCCTGCTCTTGTGTGAGCTTTGCGCCTTTTGCTATAGCAGTAAATTTACTTTCAATTTCAGGAGACATCTGCAAACCTTCCGGCAGCTTGAATTCATATTTCTCCGGCAGGCTAGGTTCATTAGCTGGCGGATTATTATTGCCAGGTTCGGTACCAGCTGGAGTAGGATTATTTAGCTGTGCAAAAGGATCATCAGGTCTTTTGGTTGGTTCATTAGCAGCCGGAGCCGGATTAGTAGCCGGTGCAGGTTCTGTACCAGCAGGGTTAGCAGCTGGAGCCGGTTCTCCACCAGCGGCCGCTCCACCACCAGCGGCCGCTCCACCATCAGGAGCTAGAAAACATTGAAATAATTTACGAAACATTATTAATCCCCCTTTTCTTTGCAATAAAAAAAGGACAAAGATTATTAATCTTCATCCTCTTTATCTAAAGTTTTTTGATTATCCAGGCTGTCTTTTCTTTCCCTCAGCATTAGGAATTCTGATTCCAGCCCGTTATCTGTATTACGCAGCATATTAAGTAAATCAAGTCCTATACTTCTACGGCCCATTTGTATAGCATTGCTAATAGGTTCATCCGTATAAGAACAGGAATAAGCTCCGGTCAATTCCATTATGAAACAGATAAAAGCTCTACCATCTTCACGCTGCATAATAGCTTTCATTAATTCATCAGGAGCCCTGGCATTTTCTGTTTTCATTAATTGCCACCCCCTAATAAGGTATTAAGAGCACTTTGCTCATTAACAGGTGTTTCAGACAGGAGCCTTGCAGCTTCTACACCATTCTTAAGTGGCTGGGCCATTTGTGCAGCTTGTTCTACCTGCTTCTGCTGTTCCATAGCCTGAGCACGCTTAGCACGCATTTCTTTAACGTCATCCTCAGAACGCATAATTGCTTCCGGAGAACCGTATAATGTAGCTTGCCTACGTACCGCAGCATCAAAGTCTATGTTATCCATAATCTCAGGATTAGCGCCTGCCAAGTTACCGGCAAAAGCAACAATCTTTTCAATGCTGGGAGCTGCAACCATCTTTTGAGCCTGGGCAAGCAAAGAAATAAATTCAACCTTTAAATCATCCGGCTTAATTTCTTCCGGCATGGGCGGCAATAAACCATTTCTAAGAGCTATGCCAAAGGTACGCTTAGTTAACGGAGCTAATACCTCATTGTGCATTTGCTCCAGAACAGGAGAAAGCATTAAGAGCTTTTCTTCGTGTCTTTCAGCTACCTCTCTGGCAGTCATTTGAGGCAAGTCTTGATTAGCTATCATTACAAATAAGTCATTAAAGAAAGCGCTGCCTATTTGCTGTTGCTTAGCTTCTATAGTCTGCCTTATATCTTCCCTGCTGCCGGTATCTTTAAATAACGGAACAATCTGATTCATTAGGTTATCCGGTACCTTAGTACGGCCACCAGGTAAGCTGTCTACCTTTGCTACAGAAGTAGGAATAATCATTGCCGGATTAGCTCTATTGTCTAATAACCTCATATTGATTTTTTCTAGCTTCTGGAGCTGCATACAGTTACCAAGTGCATTGTGCCCAGGTCCAGTACCATAAACATTGTTAGCAATCATGGTCCACCGTGGCATGATAAAAGGTATTTCATTATAACCGGCTACCTTCAAAAATCTATCACTAACAGAAGTTTCCCAGTAATAGCTCATCCAGGGGAAGCTGCCTATCTTCTTTTCTTCCTCACGATACTTAAGATTCTTTTCAATCAGCATATTAATCTCAAATTCAAGAGTAAGATTATTACTTCTGTAGGCATTTTGTACGGCAGAGCTGCACACGTCATAGCCAAACTCAGCTACCATCTGCCAGGCATTGAGCTTAAACTTTCTGGCAAACATGGTTATCCGGCCCCTGGCATCAATACCGCCAGCATACTCACCGCAGGTATAAGGCCTTGCCCATACACCGGTGTTATAGTCCTGAACCAACAAACTAGCAGCGGTGCCGAACTGGGTAAGCTCAGCTTCTACCTGCAATAGCATATTGTAGATATTACTCTTAGCGTAAATATCCATGAGAATATCCTTGCAATCGTCTAGCCATAGCTTGACCGCGTGGAAGCGAGCCATTTCCTCATCTTGCAGGCCAAGCTCAAACCAAGGCCTAGATGGTGATGTAAGGCCACTGTGTAGGCCACTGGCACACTTAGCACTTGCTTCCATTGGGTACGGATCCAGTAAGTGAATATCTCTACGTTTTCCTTCATTGCCTTTATCATCATTGATTCTCCCCCTAAAAGGATTGATAAAGTTGCTAAGCTGTTTCCACGTGCTCTCATATTGCGTACGCTCCGTGTACATCTGACTTAGTATCTGTCGCTTCTTGCGTACAGCCTCAGTGTTGGAAAGCATATCCTGTATAATTTTTGGCATCTGGATATTGTTATCCATAACGATCACTCACCTAACAATTGTTTCTTAATAGTCTGAACTACCTCAGAAATAGCTCCATTCGTTTTATCTGTGTACTCACGGCCTTTAGCAGTCGCCATTTTTTCACGTATCTTTTGGCGGTCTCCCTCAGTCGCATTGTCAATAGTAGCAGCGGCAGTACTACCAGGTGCACTGTTCTTTACAGCATCCTCAGTCTTTACGGAACTACCGCCACCACCGCCACCGTGTAATTGCAATTTCAGTTTAAACATAATATTCACGCTCCTTAGTATTCTTGTAATGGGTTATATTCTCTATCAGCTGTAGGACTATTGCCGATATAATTACTATCGTTAGCCGTACGCTGTGGAATAACTTTCTCTGCAAACAATAGAGCTAACGCATCAGCCCTATCTGGGCTTCTGCCAATTAGCTCTTTTATCTTCTGTTTAAGGACCAGTTGAAAAGGCCCTTCTATATTCGTTTTGTATTGTATGTTGGCCAATTCTTCACGGAGCATATCATCATCCGGAATAGCCAAGCCCTTATCTTTAATATAATCAACCAGGTTGAAATACATTTCAGCTCTACGGTTACGAAAGTGTACGCTGTCTGAAGCTTTAGCTCCAAAGTTTACCTCAAAGCATTGGTGTCCCAGCTGCCTTATCCTGTCGATAACGCCTGGTCCCATTGCCCCATTATCTATGAAAAGAGCATCAGCTTTAAACTTCTGCTTCTCCTGGATAATAATGCTGGCCAAGTCCATTGCCCTAACATTCTGAAATACCTTTAAAGGCATAACCGCTAATCCCTGGCGCATTGCTATTACCGTGCTGTCGTTACCGGCTCCGGCAATATCCACACCCATAATACGGGGCTGGCCATAAACCTCAGCTTCTTTATAGTTACGGTTAACGGCTATCTCAATATCAGCAGCGCCAAGCATCATGTCATAAGCAGCTACGCTAAAGTTACATTCAAGCTCCTGAGCATATTCAACCTCATTCATGGAAGCACGCATACTGGCTAATTCTTCATCATCCAGTACACCTGTTTCACTAGCCTTATATAAAAAAGTGTACCAGCCAGGATTCTTAAGTCCTTCCAGGTACTTCTTGTAAAACGCATTTTGGCCTTTTGGTGTACCAATAAAAACGGCCCAGCCTTTACGATCTGCAAGGCAAGGCCTGATTATCTCTCCCCAAAGGCTATCTTTCATTTGACCAAACTCATCCAGCACAACACCATCCAAATACATACCACGCAAGCTATCCGGCTTATCAGCGCCCATTATATAAATCCTAGCGCCTGGGCTCCCTGGATGCTTAGTAGGAAGCTCTATATAGCAATCAGAATTATTAACCTTATGCCCTGGAATTGGGCCGGTGTAATACTTTAAATATTCCCAGGCTATTTTCTTAGCCTGGTTAAAGAAAGGGGCAATATAAGCATATTGAGGAGCTCTCTTATCACAAAGAACAGCCTGCTTAATCATGTGATTGACTAGGCCTACTGTTTTACCAAAACGTCTATGACACACACCCACGCTAAATCTATGGTGCTCTAGGCCGCTGTGTATAGTGGCCTTCCAGATTTTTCTAGGAGTATAAGGCAGGACTATTTTTTTAACTGTCGCTGTCGCCATCTGGATCATCTCCCCAGCCCATTGTTAGCTTTATATCTCCGGAAACATCTGATTTTTGAACGTAGGCGGAATCCATTTTATTTAATATATCAAGAGCCTTTAGTTTATCAGCTGGATAGACAATGCCGTTATCTTCATTCACAACAGGAGTAGTTATCAGTTTAGTTAACCATTCCCTGCGTTCTTCTATGCTAAGTACCTTATTTTCAACAGCACGATCCTTAGCTTTTTCTTCCGGCTTTTTCAGATTATCAAGCCATGCTGCAACGTCAGCTCTTGTCAGCAACTCTTTTTTAAGCCTGCTACCGTTTTTCCTAGCAGTATCAGGAGCAGCTTTAGGATAAGCTTTACTATAGGCCTGAGTATTTGTAGAACCTAGAGCAATTTCAAGTAAAAAGACTATTTGAGCATCTTTTAACCCTAAGTTTTTTAATTGCTGTCTTATACTTTTAGCCTTAGCCATGAAGCTTAACCTCTTTTCTAACAAAGTTTACTGTAGTATCTAGTTTAGGTATGTTGTACTAAACTAGACTATCTTTTCCCCCTTTAGGGTAGTAAAGATCTTTTAAAACAAAACCTAAAACAAAAAGACTTGTTTAGGGTAGTAATAAGAACTACCAAGAACAAGTCTTTAACACCAGAACATAAAATCCATTATTTGACAGTACCATTATAGCACATAAAAACTATGAAAAAGTGTTACACTTTTTTTATTTTTTTTATCTTGATTTTTCATTCATCTTGTGGAACTGGCTTGATTAAACCTTTCTCCACGGCCAACAATGAAATAAAATCTATGTACTTATCACACCAGTTATACAAAGTTTTAGTACTTATGTTTGACTTCATAGCGACACTGGGTGGAGCTATTCTTTGATCATATCTAAGCTCCATAACCGCTATAGATTCCTTGTCTAAATGTTCCTTCGCCTTATCAATACATTCTAGCCAGGCTTCCGGATGGAAAATTGTAATCTCATTGCCACGAAAATCTAATATTTTTACAAATCTAAGAGGCATTACATGACGAATGGCCTTAACAGCTGTAGGATCTGATACAAGAGAACAACCGGACCTGTTACCGCCAGTTTTACCACGTCTGTTATCCTGGTCCAGCCTGGCAAGGTTAACAGCATTACGAATATCATTAGCCATATATAGCTTGTTCTCTATGGCTACCTTAATCCATTTATTTCTGTTTATCATTGGCTTTCTCCTTTTCCTCAAAGATTATTTCAATTCTGGGATTAGCTTCATCTACGGCAAAACTATCAGTAAAACCGTCAACAAATTTGCGATTATCATTCTCCAGGAATCCGGACTTCTGCAAAGCATCCAGCAAATACTTTTTGGCAAAGCATATATTGTCATAATCACGTTTCTTGTTAGGCTCAATCCACTTGACTGACAGGTGAACGTATTTCATTTTAAGGCCCCTGGGAAGCTGCGATAGGTATTGCCACATTAGGAATTCTTCTGTATCACGCTTAAGCCGGTACCCATTGCTCCAGTGATTATTACAAGCAGCCGTATAATCATTTAGGCAAGGCAGCTTACCAGGAATAGTAACTTTATAACGTTCCATGTTGGACACAATAAACTATTAATCTTCCAACCGCTACTTCAATATTATGTGCTTTCTTAAACTCTTGCTTTTCTCTTTCTGTAATTGGTTTTAATATAGTCATTTACTCATCATCCTCTGTCATAAGACTTTTGATTTATTATTTCCCAGCGCCTTATTGCTTTTAATTTTCGTACTCTATCTTCATGCCACTTTTCTAATTTTTGGGCAACATATCCTAATGGCCTGTCTACAGTTGTAATCCTAAAAGTCTTTGGCAGCAGATAACTATTCATATTTTTATACACTTCAAGTTCCGCTTTATGTTTAGCTTCTGATGGAGTATCTGCTTCATCAAGAACCTCACAATCTAGCCACATTATGAATGAAAAAACTACCATAAGAATCTGGCTCAAAGTAAATTTGCCATTTCTACCTTACATATATTAGATTGCAAGTTAATAAGCTGAAACATAATATTTCTTTTTATTCTCTTAATTTCTTGCTCGTCTAATTGTTTCATTTTTCTTCCACCTCACCGTTAAACAATTTCTTTGCAAGCTTTTGAACTTTAGGCCGGTAACACTGTAAACAATATTCTTCTTCCATCCAATGGTTATACTCACGGCATAAGTATTTAGATTTACCTTTTTCTGTTTTAATTCCAATGCAATCCATGCAATTAATTTTATCTTTCATTAGCTTATATTTAGATCTCCTTAAAAATAATTCATTATCTATAAACTGGTCTAATTCATCACTTGCTTTCTGAAAGCGAAAAATAAGCCATAGACTAAATAAACTCACAACCACGAAAGCTACATACTCCATGATAATTACCCCTCTCTAAAACAGTTTTGCTTCTTCTACAACAGGCTTTTTCTTTTTGCTCTTGATATTGCAATTACCCCAGTGAGGGATATATCCCTGGCCTAAAGCATTTGCAGTACTACCGGCATAAGAACATTCAATAACTTCACCCTGAAAGGTAACTATCTTCTGGCCCTTGCCTTTGTAGTAGGTAATTAACCTGGGCTCACAAGGTAAAAGCTTTCCGGATATTGTAGTAATAAAGAATATTTCTTTACCGCATATTTTACATTTTGGCATCTTTGCTCTCCTTGTGAGAAAGTGCCATTTTCATTAAAGTGTAAAGCTCTGTAACTTTTCTAGCAGCTTCCTCTGATTCTTCCTTATCAATTCTTTCTAACTGTCGACAAATTTTAGCCGTCTTTATTCCTTCTACCGGTTCCTGAATCTTAAATAAGAGCTTTAACTGTTCAATCATAATTTCTACATCTGCCACTTCTTCAATAAAGTTATCACTAATAAGCCAGTCTCCACCTTCTTTTTTAGCTTGTTTATGAGCAGCTACAATAAGTTCTCCGCACTCCTCTTGCAACTGGCCTAACTGTTCTTTATACCCGTAATGCTTCGCTATCTTTAGTAGTGCATCTTTCCATTTCATATTTATTATTTTTATCATTTTCAAATCCCCCTAAATTAAATTTTTGTTTTATAAGACACTTACCGCCCTGTTCCTTGCACCGGTCGTATAAGCACCGGCTATCCTGTCCATATAGGACCTTGCACCAGTTACACATTATTCTTCGGTCCTTAATCAGCATTAGCTCACGCAAATTTATTTTCATGTATGCCACCATTGCTGCCGCCATTAATAAGCTTGTTTATAAGCATATCTGCCTCAGCTCCGTAGAAAACATTGTGTATCTCAAAGTGCTTGTTATTATCTTCTTGCACTACAATCAAGCAGGACTTATCTTTTTTGTATTTGGAATCATAACCGATTTTCAAGGCTATACATTTTGGTATCATAATCGCTCATCCTCTTTTTACTACCATTACTTAAGAGCTTTTTCTATATTGATTCCCATAGCCTTAGCCATTTCTTTACCCAGCTTATCTTCCACTTCTTTTTGTAAATAATCCATTATCTCTTGCCTAATTTTTGTAACAGCTTTATCTATTTTATTTTTCATTTCATAATCAATATTTTTAGAAATACAATAATCAAGCCTAGTTCTATCATTGTTGCTATATTCACTTCTAAAACCTTTATCATTAACCTTTTCAGATAAGTAGGAATCTAAACGTTTCTTAAGAATATCCATAACACAAACATTTTCTTCTTTAATATCTCCCCAATTGTCATATAAATTTATTTTTTTATTTAAAAGACAATCTGTTAATTCATTAAACTTTTTATCAAACATATCTGACAGTCTTTCATTTATCTGTTTGGTTGCTTCATCTTCAATCTTTGCTAAAACATTTTCAGAAAGTTTATCAGCAATGTTTTTTGTAATTGATTGCAGAATCACATCATCTAAATTTTCATTCTCATCTAGCCAGTCAACATCTAAAGAAACATTTATTTTAGCCATAATTTTTCTCTCCTTTATAGTTCAATATCACAATCAACTTCATTGCCCCAGGCATCCCAGCCTTCTCTTTTTTCACGGGCAAAAAGTTCAACACAATTTTTATCAAATCCCATTAATTCTTTTATCCTTATACGCACTTCATTTGGCTTTTGTGAGTGCCTATGCAGCGGCGCTAATGCTAGCTGTCGCACCCCCCGATTTTCTTTTAGGGTGGCCTTTTACGGCAAGCAGACAAGGCTCCGTATTACCTCTAGTCCATCTTCCCAAGCCAACAACAAATTTATCTGTGCTTTTCGGATAAACCTTTACCCACTGAAAAGCAATAGTTTTATATTTAAATCCCCAAGCCTTGATTGTTTCTAATGCTTCCGGCAACTTAGGATAAGTAGCCCATAAGAATAAAACACAATCCTTAGCTGCAAGCTTTTCAACCGGCAGCTTGTATATATCTTCATTGGGCATTGTAGGATATTGCTTTTCTACTCCACCATGACAACCTTTGTCGTTATATTGCCAGGGCGGATCAGCATAAATAATCTCATACTTTCCGTTTGGCATTTAGAACAGCTCCATTTCCACAATGATAGGTTTACCCTGCTCTCTCCGTTTCTCCAGCTTAAAGGCCCGTACAAGCGCCATACGGCACCTGTTTAATTTAACTATCCTGGCCACTGTGAGCTTAAGCTGAACAGCTGTATCAGCGCTGCTATTTTTTACGTAATAGCCTTTGCCATCCTGCTTGTTAATGATTATCTTGCCGGCCTCACGTTCCTTTGCAATTTGGTCCCTAATATTTCTATCCGAAAAATTAAAATGATTTTTTAATTCTTCTCTTGTTGCCGGTCTTTTAATCCGGTCTAAATATTCATAAATCATTTTGCAGCTCCTTTCTCTAATTGCTTTTGTTCCCTGGCTTTTCTCTCTGCTAAGAAGTTTTCAACAGAGTGAGCAATATTCTTAGCTAATAGCTGATCATAGCTACGATCTAGCAATGCCTGATATATTTTCAGAAAATGCGCTCTCTCAACTGCCTGATTTTCGCTTACGCAAATATTCCTATAGCCGATTATCTTTACTGCCTTTGCTATTAAATTATTGGACCATTTAACAGCCTGATAAGGATTAGCCTTTGCTACAACCTCTGCCCATGCTTCCGTAGGAGTAGGTATATTAAGCTGGCCAATATGCTTTAGCGCTTCCCTTATGTCAGCAGGTACCGGCTTAAACTTCAAAACATTTACCAGGTAAACAACAGCTTCCTCTAGCTTCCGATATTCAACATCACCAAGAGCAAGATGCCAGGCCTTAGCCATTAACGTATATTCTTTTTGATTAGCCGGCTTAAAGCCTGCATAGTACATATTCAAAAAATCAATTAACGTATACGATTCATCTAAAGTCATTTTTCTAAACCTTCCTTGCCCTCATGGTGGGGAATTATTAAACCAGTCTAGTATTAAGTACTAAAGTAGTTAGTAATATATCTTTCCCCCATTAGGGTAGTAACTATATTCTTTAGTAGATGTTCTAATTATTGTTATTATTATTACTATTATTATTAATAGGTTTTTATTTAAGCGTTTGGTTTTAAAAATAACCGTTCGCTTTTGTTGGGTTATTTGGCTTATTTCTTTTTAGGCCGACCGCCTTTGGAACCGTTCGCTTTATTGGCTTCACATTTCTTTTGGTAGGATTCTTTAACTTCCTGCATGGTAGGCAAAATATTAGTTTTAAACGTGAAGGAAACAAGCTTATCTTCTATCTTTGGTTCTTTACCGGAGCTGTCAAATTCATATATTGCCTTGATTAGTTCTCCGGCCTGGGTGTCGGTGAGAGCGGTAAAAACCGCTCCCCACCTTTCCAGTAGCAAAATATATTTTTTATTCATAGCTAACCTCGTTAATTAGCTTTCTCAGGCTCCGGAACATCCATGCCGGCTAAAGCTTTTTTATAATCTTCTTCGCTCATGTCATTTTCAGATTGTTCATCTTGTGGCATATCTGCCGGAGCTTTTTCCTCGTCAGCTTTAATGTCAATAGTGTTTTCATCTTCATCATCAAGCTTGCCGGAAGCAATAGCCTCAGCTGCTTTAACCATGTCTGGGGAAGCTGTCTGATAATCAATGCTCATAATTCCCCACTTGCCAATTAGTTTTCTTAAAACTGTTTTGGCCATCATGGATTCAGCATCTTCCTTCCAGCCTTTACCCATGTATTCACCTTTTCTAAATTTAATTTCATGTGCTCTTAATTGAGCTACAGTCATGTAAATAATTTTCTCCATGCCATTAACCAACCGGAAATAGCCACAGTAACCGATAACTGGCAACTTAGCTCTAGTATCTTCATCTTCAACAAACTGAATATCAATATCCTCAGTCAGCCTGTCAAAGCGTTTTAGCTCGCCCTCTCTAATATCCACTACGTTTAATTTCTTGTAGACACCTGTTCTCATTGCCAGCTGATACATGCCCTTATAACCCATAATGAAAACAGCTTCCATGATTCCACCTTTTTTATTATTTTTAAAAGGCACTAAGTAGGCATAGCCTAGCCCTGGATCTATTGGCAAGTCATAAGATGCTGCTCTTAAAGCAGATTGAATAATTGTAATAGGCGCTTCATGGAAAACTTTTAGCATCTTGTCATCTGCATTAATCAAGCTAACCAAGCTGCTAACAAACTGCGGAGCTCTCCTGCCTAACAGCTCATTGATTCTATTCTTTATACCTTCACTATCCAGCAAAGCATTAATTGCAATAGCCGTAGCATTTTTAGTAACTTTAGCAACCGAAGCATTATTAGTTTTGGCAATACCATTTTTTACATTAGCCATAATCTATCTCTCCTTTTAATTAACCTTAAATACACGAATTGGCTTACCTATTTTTAAGCACTCTTTATAAGCTTGTGGCCAAGCTGCTTTTAACATTTTGCTGTCAACAGTCTTACGGCCTTCCTGAGTTTTCCAAGTAACTTTTCTTAAAGAATCTTCAAGCTGCAAGGTACCTATTTCATTTTCTCCAAGAATTTCTTTTAACAAATTCTCCTGGGTAATTTTGATTTTTTCTAAGTCAGCTATAGATGCTTTAATTTCGTCATACTTTTTAATAATCTCAGCTGCTTGCAAAGGAAGATTGATTGCTTCCCCGTTACTCTGGCCATAAATTAAACCAAGACTTGAACCACAATCCTTGCTTCCATCCACGGCAGGCATGATTTTCTTTTGAACCTTCTCCCAAAAATCTTGACCTGCTTTAATAAGCTCTTTTATCTGGTCCTCGTTACGTTCCACAACTTTAAACTTAGCCTCATTGCCACCGATTAGTACTGCTATGTACCATTTAGCAAGGCCTGTAACAGCCATGTACCATTGGCACTGTAGGTAATACATATCAGGTATTTCATCTTCAAGCCATTTTTTAGCCTGGTCCACACCTGCGGTTTTAATCTCCAGCCCAGCTTCTTCACCGACTACCATTCTGTCTACTGTTGCCAGCATCCAGGGATAATCTTTACTACGCATAAGACCTTTTCTGATTACCTTCTTGCCAGTTTTTTCAGTGAACCAGTCGGCGATATTAGCCTCGTTCTTTACACCCCAGTAAACCCGTTCATTGTCGCTAAGATCATCCGGCTCCTTTTGTCCGGTTTTCTCCAGCCACAAGGTTAAAGGCGACTTCCATTTATTCATGCCAACGATAACGGCAGCATCAGAACCACCAATGCCGGTATTTCTAACTTCAAGCCACAAATTCTTATCTTGCATTTCCTCTACGGTTAAAATAACTTCTGCGTTCATCTGTTGATCACTCTCCCACCAAGCCACTTTACCCATTCCTCAACGGGTAGGTTTTCAAGACACTCCATGCAATAATAGGTTCCATCTATTTCAACAATCTTTTTCTCGTTAGTTAAATCTTTATCGCACTCATCACACCTAATAGGTTCCTCTTTCTGTCCGTACCACATTTTGACAAGCTCCTTTTCCCGTGATAAAATCACGATAGTTAAATGTTTTTGCAAGCTCCCTTGTCAGGTTGCACCCTGGCAGGGGATTTTTGTTTCTCCTGCGCTGCTCAGCCCTAAGAATTAAACCTGCTATTCTATCTTCCAAGTTCTCTACAGGACCACTGGCAACAATACTTACTAACAAATCATGCTTCATATCCTCACCCCATTACGACTACCGAAAGAACAGCAATAGCTATTCTTAAAAGAGTAAACATAACAAAGCCAATAATCAGGCTTTGCATAAGCAGCTGATCTCTTTGCTTCCACTCTTTCTCTTTCTGAATTCTTAAATCACGCATTGTAGACACGATTAGCACTCTCCTTTCTCACCCACTGTGATATAATTTGAATAGAGCAAATTTATCTTCTAGAAGAGGGGGTGAAATTATGAGAAAAATTTATTGCATTAATTACGACTTAAATAACCCAGGTCAAAACTACGAAAAATTAATCGCCGAAATAAAATCCTGCGGTGATTGGTGTGAAATAATGAAATCGTCATGGCTTATTTGCACCAGCCTAAGCGCATCAGCTATTTACAATAATCTAAAAAAATCACTAGATTCAAACGATTACATTTTAATTTCGCATTTAGATTCTGATTACTATGGGTATCTAAAGAAAGGTATTTGGACTTGGATTACCTCCTATCAGGAGTAGTACACTTACCATAATCTCCTGCATGATTTATTTCCGTCCCTGTGTCACTAGATTTCAGCTCAAGCTTTTCTGGCTGCTTTACTATTTCCAGTAGTAAGGCAGCTATTTCTTTTACAGTACCTTTAATACAAATTTTCATGATTAACACTCTCCTTTCTTGTTTAATTTATTAGCAACGGTTTCTGCTTCTGTCTGAGAAAAGAAGCTGGCATCCGGAGAACCTTCCTCATAAATTTCCTTGCTGCCATCTTTGCAGTACCTAACAACATTCCAGGTATGCAAACAAACCAACCGGCCATCATCATCCATGCCTTCTTCACAGTTATGCTCAGCGCCCCACTCATTACCCATGCTCTACACCGCCTCTTGATTATTTTTGTCTAGTGTACTAGACTTTTTAGGCAATAAAAAATCCGACACCTTGCACTTCAAAGCACTAGCTAACCTCTCCAGGGTACTCATCTTCACCTCTACTTCTTCTCCGCTTTCCAGCTTAGAAATAATGGCTCTTGACACTCCTGAAAGAGTATGCAGTTCTTCTTGTGAAAGATGTCGGTTGTTTCTATACGACTTAATATCACATTTCATTTTTTGTTCACCATCCCTTCTTGTTGTTTAGTGTACTAGACTTTATTATCTTTGTCAAGTGGAATTGACAAAATTTTTATATCATTGTATAATGCATTATACAAATAGGAAGGCTGGTAAAGAAATGAAAATAGGAGATTTAGTAAGAAGATACAGAGATGAACATTCCTTATCCATGCAAGAATTCGGAGATCTTTGCAATTTAAGCAAGGCTTATATTTCTATACTTGAAAAAGGAATAAACCCAACAACAGGCCGCCCCTTTGCTCCTACAGTTCAAACTATGCAAAAGATTGCAGAAGTTACCGGTACCGATATAAACGATTTATTAAAAATGTTAGACGGGGATCAAGGATTAGTAGTTAATGCTGAGGAAGAAAAAAGCTATTACCATGATCCGGAAACAATTAAACTTGCTCAGGAATTGCACGACAATCCTAATCATAAAATGTTAAGAGGTCTATTAGATAGTACTAAAGACCTTAAACCTGAGAGCATTAAAGAAGTTATGAAGTTTATTGAGTTTCAAAAAGCAAAAGAAAACTACGAGGACAAGTATAAATAATGGAAGTACCACGGATATATTTAATTAATTTACCGTATGACATAAAAGGTTATACGGTTCAAAATATGGATGGAGATCAAGTCGTTATTTTAAATGCTAGGTATACGCATGAAGCTAATGTAAAATCGTTACTACATGAAATTAAACACGATAAAGATTTTGGAAATGTAGAAAATATTAGCCAGCTTGAATATGTTAGACACAAGGAGTGATAAGCTATTATGGATTACTTATCACGTGTATTAGAAAGTATTGGACTAAAAAAGGAAAATGAGCACAAACTCCACTATTTATCTGAAATGGATTATTTACACTCTTATCTCGAAAAATATGGTGGTCCTCATTTACAATGGAGCAATATCAATAATCTGTTTAAAGATATAAAGAATGCTATTATTAAGGCTTGTTATGATAACACTCTTAATGGTAAAGAAGATATTAATTATGGTGAAGAAATAGCAGCTATGTTGGAAGATAAACTTTATGACGATATCACAATTAATGGAGATTTTCTTTACGGCAATTTAAATAGTGGAATAACAGGACCATCAAAAATAATTATGTATAATTTATTATTAACATATTCTGTGAAAAAAAATTATTTAACTGAAACGGAAAAAGAAGAAATGATACAATCTTTATACAAAACATTGCATAAACTTTATTAAAAATAGCCGCACAGCACGTGGCTGTACGGCGGAAAGCTAAAATATTTTGTTAGCAAAAGAACTTATTATGTTGGTTTTTTTTCTTCTAATAACGGAATGCTGATTGGTTGATGCACGACAGCTAATACTTTTGTTATTTCATACTTACTTTTTATCCAAATCTTGTTACCATCATAGGTTGAAATAATATGCATATTAACTTTTAGAGAATCTCCTGGTAAGACGACTTCATGTCCAGACAAATATTTGTTTAGCCATAAATCATCACTTATTTTTGCGCTAATTCCCTTATCTTCATATCTGAATTCCCAAGCTGTTTCCCCTAAAAAATCTGGCTTCCTTACTTTAACAATATCTGTAACATCATTTTCTATTGTTTCTCCAGCACAAAATTCATCTATAGTTTGCATTGGCAGTCTAAATTTTGTGTTAACAGTTAAAGTTTGTCCGTTACCTTTTTCCATTTTGAGAACATCTTTAGATCTGAAACTTGCAAAAGATTCTCCTAGCATATTTATGCTCATCAGAAATTGTTCCCTATCTGGCTTAGTGTAACAATTTAGCATATTAATTTCACTATTTTGAGCTATTTCCTGTATGCCATCTTCAATCTCAGTTACATTTGAAACGCTTGGAAATGAATCATTTTGAGAGCATTTTTCTATCACGAAGTATTTTGCTTCTACCAAAAAATGTCCTATAACTTTTTTATAATCACCTGATGCCAAAGCATCATCTGGTATTTTTTTTAGTTGATTACGAAGCCATACTTTTATTGAGCCTTTTTCAACGTCTTCTAATATAAGCTCCGTTTCTGTATCTGTATCAACACAAGCAATTAGTTGATTGTCAATTGCTTTAAACGAACTTATTAGTTTTGATATACCCAAAAAAACATTTTCCGGATTAGGCGCTTCTTTATCATATTCTACAGTTATAGCAAAAGCTGCGTTGTCATCTTTTCTAGTCACCATATAACTTCCCCCTATCTTGTCATTATAGCCTTGATAAAAAGTATGCGCAATATTAAAAACACTTTTAAGTAAGACACAAAAGGTTATTTATAATTTACAACTAATAAGAAAACCGCAAGGCATTCGCAGTGCCAAGCGGTTGTGTAGATGTCCATGTACATCAATACAAGGGATAAGTCTACCCTTTTATTATATCAGATTTTCGCAGAAGGAGAAATATAAAATGTTTGTTAGAGCAGCAATTTATGCTAGATTTTCCACAACTAAACAAAGTCACGAAAGTATTGAAACACAGGTTGATGCCTGTCGTGAATATTGTCAAAAAAAAGGTTATACTGTTGTAGCCGTCTATGCTGACGAAGGTAAAAGCGGAACAAAGATTGCAGGCCGTGAACAATATATTCAAATGCTGGAAGATGCCGGCAAGGTTTTTGACACCGTAATATTTTATAAGCTTACCCGTAATGCCAGAAACGAGCTAGTATATTACACCACAAAAGACAAGCTGTTAAGAGCAGGTTGCCGTTATGAATATGCCACAATAGCCATTGATAGTTCTCCTGCCGGTCAATTTTTGGAAGGTGTATTGGCAAGCCAGGCAGCTATGGAAGCACGTACAATAGCCGAGCTTACCCGTGATGGCATGATGCACAGAGCCAGAAAAGCTTTTTTTAATGGCGGAGTACCGCCCCTGGGTTATAACATTACTGAGAAACAGGCTTATGTTATTAATGATAAAGAGGCAGAATGGGTAAAGCTAATATTCAAAATGTATGCTTCCGGAAGTTCTTATAATCAGATTACAGAGAAGCTTAATACCCTGGGTGCCGTTAGTAAAAAAGGACAGCCAATTAGAAAGACCAGTTTACATGAAATACTGAGGAATGAAAGATATATTGGTACCTACACCTACAACAAAACTACTAAAGGTTATGGTGGTAAAAGAAACACCCACGGAGCAGAGAGCCCCAATACAATACGTTTAATTAATGCCATGCCAGCAATCATAAGCACAGACACATTTAAAGCTGTAGCGGCAATTATGGCAGCCAGAAAGCGTATTAATTACAGGCACAATGATAATCCTGTATATCTTCTAACCGGTTATTTAAAGTGTGGCCAATGTGGATGCAGTTATGTTGGCCACCGTATTACCAGGAAACTTAAGGATGGTACCTTAAGTACTAAATATTATTACGAGTGCAACAGTCGTCATAAAAATAAATGCACTAATAGTCAAATACCAATGGAAATTCTTGATGATGCTATTCTTAATGCAATGACTAATTACCTTCTTGAAGATGCCAGCGAGGAAAATATTATGAAGCTCCTAGCTGATAAAAGACGTTTAGAGAGTGAAAACAAGCAGGCCCTAACTTCCATATTACCCAAGCTGGAAAAGGACCGCAAAAGCCAAGCTAATAAGTTAAACCACCTTTATGATCTAGTGGAAGATGGTAAAGCTGATAAGTTCGACCTGGACCGCATGAAAGAAACCAAGCAAAAAATCTTAGAGCTTGATTATCAAATTGAGACAGAAAAAAAGGCAGCTCAAACAGAGCTGCCTAAAGACGATATTCTTATTAATAATCTGAGGACCTACAGAGCTATTCTTGAAAAAGAAAAAACAAGAGAGGATATTCAAGACTTCTTCTCTTGCTTTTTGGAATCCGTAAAAATAGAGAAAGACGGCATCTCTATCAGCATAAAGCTGAAAGAAAAGCCGCCAATCACGGTCAACATGGTGCCGGGGACCGGACTTGAACCGGTACGGAGATTTCTCCCCGAGGGATTTTAAGTCCCTTGCGTCTGCCAATTCCGCCACCTCGGCATAATTGGAGGCGACACTCGGAGTCGAACCGAGGATAAGGGTTTTGCAGACCCGTGCCTTACCACTTGGCTATGTCGCCATTCCCTTTACAGCCCTGACAGCCGGCTATAAACAAATGGAGCGGAAAACGAGACTCGAACTCGCGACCCCAACCTTGGCAAGGTTGTGCTCTACCACTGAGCTATTTCCGCATAAAAATGGTGCCTCAGAGCAGAATCGAACTGCTGACACAGGGATTTTCAGTCCCTTGCTCTACCAACTGAGCTACCGAGGCATTTGGCGACCCAGGACGGACTCGAACCGACGATCTCCGCCGTGACAGGGCGGCATTCTAACCAACTGAACTACTGGGCCGTGCCAACACACTTAAGTGCCGACTTTCATTATTATATGGTAAATTGTGTGTCGTGTCAAGCTAAAATCTTTAGTTATAAATTCTAGGCCCTGCCTGGCTCTGGAAACATGTTTTTGCAGATGTGTTTTAAAAAACTGCCAAATCGTTTATAATGGGAGGGTATAATGCACTTTATGAGGTGAAAATATGGGTAAACCATCCCTGGAAGAAATAAAGAAAGAAATGCTGGAAGAAACAAAAAATTGGGATTTTATCAAGGCTTTGCCAGATAAAATTGATGCTTTTTCGAAGAAACTGGACGGTACAATTGCGGGAAATATCTTAACAATTTGCACCTATAGCGCTCCCTCTCTAAACGCCAAGGTAGATATTATTTATACCTTTGAAACCTCCGATTACATTTTGATTCGTACCATGGGTTTGAACACCTATCGGGACATTAACTATATTTTTAGAGAAAAAGATATTTTTGCCGCTAAGGTTAAGGCTAATTTGTCTCAGCTTCTCCATCAAATGGAGCATCCCGAGGACGTTAACCTTGGAGAAATGGTAGCTAACCAGCATATTTTAACCTGGCAATATGGTAATAGCCTGCCTCCAGAAATAGGTAGTTTTCAGCTTTACATTAAGCCCAGTCATGCCATTGAGCACTTGAACGGCTCCATTATTCTCGTAGACTATACAGATTTTGCTAAAAATGATCAGTTTGTAATTTATTACAATAGATTACGCAATGACTTTTATGGTGAAGCCAGAATTGCCGGTGTATTTCACGCTACTAAGCAATATGACGCTACCAATTTAACTCAGCTACAGGAAA